GTAAATAAAGTAGGTGGTGCTAAAACAGGTGCTAAAGCAAAAGGTGTAGATAGAACAAAGCAATTAACTTCTCAAAGTAATGTTTTAAATCAAATTGAAAAAACAAGAGATAGAATAAATCAATTAGATGTTAAAGGTACAAGATTAGCTGCTATAAAAGGTAGATTAACTAGAGCCGAAAATGCAGCTAAGAAAGGAGATTTACCTAAAGCAAAACAAATTCTTGCAGCGTCAGAAAAACGTATAACAATTCTTAGTCGTGAGTCAAAAATAAATAAAGAGAAAACAAAAGAGTTAGAAAGACAAAGAAAAATAATAGAACAACAACTAAAGGCAGAGCAAAAAAAGGCTAAATTAGAACAAGCTTTTCGTAAGAGAAGAAGAGAAAGAATTGCACAAAGCGCATTAATAGGTGGTGGTTTTCCTTTGTTATTCGGTGGATCACCATTGCAAGCACTTGCTGGTGGTTTGGGTGGTGGAATTGGAGAAGCTATTAGCCCAGGCGGAGGTTTTGCTGGTTCTATCGCTGCTACTGCTGCTGTTGCATCAATACAAGAATTTGCTGTTAATGCTAGAGAAGTAGGAGATGCTTTAAAAGATCCAACTAGAGCTCTAGATGCTTTATCTGATGCAGGAATAAAAGTAGATGATGCTGTAAAACAACAAGTTGCTACTTTATTAGAAGCTGGAAAAGAATTTGAAGCGTTAGAAGTTGTTAATAGACAATTAAATGAAAGTATTGGAGAATTAGCAACACAAAACTTAAAAGACTTAGATACTTCTTTTGATAAATTAGATGAAGCAGCAGGAAAATTATTTTTAAAAATTAAAGCTGATCTTGCTCCAGCATTCTTGACGATAATTGACTTGGCAACTAAATTTGTAAATTCTGTTGGTGGTCAAAGGATAAGAGCTAAAGCTGAAGAATTAGATCCTAAAGCATTTAGTAAATTAGAAGGACAAATATTAAGAGATTTATCCAGTAAAGTTTTTGGTATTGCTATTCCTGGAACTGTTGCTACTAATACAGAAAAAAGAGCAGAATTTTTCAAAAGATTAACTGAAGGGTCTAAAGCAATAATTAATGAAAAACTTCCTAGTTTTCTTTCGGCAGGAGATTCATTAG